GGTCAGGGCGTCTGAACTGCGGGACGCTGCCGATGCCAAGTCCCTCACCCTTCGCCTAGCGACGCATCGCTAGCTCAGCGAGGAAGCGAATCTCTGCCATGAGTGGAGGACGTCGCAACGTCTAGTTGCGCTTGTCCGCTGTGGCGAAAAACGCACCAAGACCGACAGTCAGCGTGAGACCACCAACGATGGAAGCCAGCTTAACGTTGGCCTGCATATCGCGAGCCTTCTCCTTGTAGGCCAACAGCGTGTCCACGTCCCCCTTGATGCCGGCGCCAATCGCGTTCACTTCCTCCCACCGCCAGCCCCAGGACAACTCGTAGTAGCCGTAGGCCGCGTAGCTGAGCACGAGCAGGGCCGCACAGCTCAGGAACATGCCGAACTTGCGAAAGTTCATCTCTTCCCCCGAGAAAAAGAGGGCATCGTAGGACAGCGGCAGCGGCGTGTCGGCCCCTGGCACGCGTGGGATGTCTGCGTTCGTCGCCGGTGTCCCATAATGGTGTAGCACTCCAGTGAGCTGGTGACTCGCCTGCCAGAGGGCGGATTGAAAATCCGCGTGTCGGTGGTTCGATTCCAAGGCGTGCAACCAGTTGCCCAGCCGGCAGCGCTTCGCAGTTGCCGCAACCTCAAGCCTAGAAAAAGCCGCTCTCACCGGCTGGGCACCTAACCGCCGACTGCGGCTTGGCCCCGCAGTGTCTCAGTGTGATCTGACGACAGTCGGAACACGCCGAGCGAAATGTCAACGCTGCCTCATGCGAGCGGAGGCTCTTTCGCCCGATCAATCGCCCGCTCAAGCCAGTCTCTCCCGAGTCGGCGAAATTTTGCACGGCGTTCGGCGCCCTCAACGCGCACGGTCATGACTTCGGTGTCTTTGCGCTGCTCGGGCGGCAGCGGGGGTCGCCCGCGGCGCTTGGGCTGATGGCTGGTCATTCCAGTTCCAGCCGGGCCATCAGTTCGCGCAGGTCTGCTTCAAGCTGGCTACGGCCAGCGGCGCCAGAGGCGGGTGCGTCATGGGCGACGCTGTACCGCTTGTGCGGCATCTGGTGCTGCTTGTAGGCTTGGCCGCGCAGGCGGTTGTCCGGCGTGTAGACGATGGTGCCGTCTTGGCGCTGGGTGAGCTTCAAACCGGTATCCCGGCCGTCGATGATGAGGCTGTTATCGGTGGCGTGTTGCAGCATGACGGTCTCCAAGTAGGCCCGGCGCCTGCCGGGCCGGGTTGTTCAGAGGGCGGCGATGGCGGCTTCGGCAGCTTCCAGGCTCTCGAAGTACCAGACCTTCGACTGACCGTCGAAGCGGGCACCGTGGGCCTTCAGAACGTCTTTGACGCCGAAGGTGTTGCCACCGAAGGCGTTCTTTCCGTAGCCCATGCCGCTGGTACCGAAGGTCAGACCAAGCGCGGCTGCCTTCTCGGCCAACTGGTTCTTGCGCTCTTCAAGGGCGTTGAAGGCGGGGCGGATGGTGTGCTTGATGAACATGGTGTGCTCCTTTCGGAACGCCAGGAACCGCCTGGACTCGGTGGACTGCGTTGCTGCTGTCCATGGGTATTAATGTAATACAACAAAAGACAGCGCGCAAGCACTTTTTTGTAACACGCAAAAAATAAGCGCCTCACTCATAGCTAGCCCAGGCATCTCCCTCCAGCGCTCGACAGAGCCAGGATGCCCAACGGCCAGCTGAGGCCCGCTCCAGCCGGAGAAGCGCCCGGGGCATCCCAGGCGCGGTGAGCGCAAGAACGCCGGCAGCCAGTGACGCGAGTGAACGCGCGGGCCGAGACCTCCCCTCGGTTCCCGGCGGGCGCTGGCACCCAACCTACAGCCTCCGAACGGAGAGCAGCAAATGGGACGACCATCCAAATACAAACCCGATTTCGTGGAGCAGGCACAGAAACTGTGCCGGTTGGGCGCTACGGACGTTGAGATCGCAGACTTCTTCGGGGTGGAGGTTCGCACCCTCTATCGTTGGAAGGGCGAACACGAGGACTTCTGTCAGGCCCTAAAGGCCGGCAAGGATGTTTCGGACGAGCGGGTAGAGCGCAGCCTGTTCGCTCGGGCGACCGGCTACGAGCACGAGGAAGTTGATATTCGCGTGGTGGCTGGCGGGATTGTTCAAACGCCGATCCGCAAGCACTACCCTCCCGATACCACCGCCTGCATCTTCTGGCTGAAGAATCGCCGCCCGGACCTGTGGCGCGACAAGACGGAGCAGGAGCACTCGGGCAATGTCGGCGTCACTCCGCTTGAACGCGACATCGAGGCGCTGAACAAACTGCCGAAGGCTCAACGCGAGGCGCTACTGCGGCAAATGCGGGAGGCCGGCGTAGCGACGACTCAGTGAGGGTTGCTGAAAGGCCGAGCCGCCTCCGACAGATAGCGCTCGCTCTGGAGGCGTCGCTCCTCTCCGAGTCGCTGGCCGACTTCGCCAAAGCCGCCTGGCACGTTTTGGAGCCCGGCGCGCAACTGAAATGGGGATGGGCGCTAGACGCCATCTGCCAGCACCTGGAGGCGGTGACGAGGGGCGACATCAATCGCCTGCTCATGAACGTCCCGCCCGGGTGTATGAAAAGTCTCCTGACCGGCGTCATTTGGCCGGCGTGGGAGTGGACAGACCCGAAGCGCCGCTCACTGCGGTACGTCAGCACTGCTCACAAGCAAGACCTGGCGGTGCGGGACAACCTCAAGTGCCGCCGGCTCATCACTTCGCAGTGGTATCAGGAGCGCTGGCCGATCGTCCTCACGAGCGACCAGAACGCCAAGACCAAGTTTGAGAACGAGAACACCGGATTCCGGGAGGCGATGGCCTTCCGGGGGATGACCGGCTCTCGTGGCGACCGGGTGATTCTGGACGACCCGCTGTCGGCCGATGATGCGAACTCAGAAGCGGCGCTGCTCGATGCCGAGCGGGCATTCACCGAGACGCTTCCCAGTCGGGTGAACGACGAGAAGTCGGCGATCGTCGTCATCATGCAGCGCCTTCATGAGAAGGACACATCGGGTCTGATCCTTGAGCGCGACCTCGGCTACACGCACTTGTGCCTGCCGATGCGCTTCGAGGCAGACCGGCGATGCGTGACCAGCATCGGCTTTAAGGACCCCCGCAAGAAGGACGGGGAGTTGTTGTTCCCCGAGCGCTTCCCGCTGTCGGTGGTTGAGCGTGACGAAAAGGTGATGGGCAGCTTCGCGGTAGCGGGCCAGTTCCAGCAGCGCCCGATCCCCCGCGGTGGCGGGATGTTCAAGACCGAACACCTCAAGCTCTGGAGTGCAGACAAGCGCTTGCCGGTCTTCGAGTACCTGCTCCAGAGCTACGACACGGCCTACACCGACAACACGGCCAACGACCCGAGCGCATGTACGGTCTGGGGAGTCTTCCAGCACGAAGGCAAGCGCCGCGTGATGCTGGTCGATGCGTGGGACGAGCATCTGAACTACGCGAAGTTGCGCAGCCGGGTGATTCGGGATTGGAAGGCCACATACGGTGCCGATGATGATGTCCTCGACCGGCCGGGCCGGCGACCCGATGCCTGCCTAGTGGAAATCAAGGGCTCGGGCATCAGCCTGATTCAGGAGCTGCGCGCGGCGAATGTACCGGCGCTGTCCTATAACCCCGGGCGAGCCGACAAGCACGGAAGAGCCAGCCAAGTCCTACCGCTATACGAACTCGGCCTTGTCTACGTGCCTGAGAGCGCAAAAGACCCTGGGCGCCCTGCAACGTGGGCACGGCCCTTTGCCGACCAGCTGATGCGCTTCGGCCCTGGGGTCAGTGCACACGACGACTACGTGGACACCTTCACGCAGGCACTGATCTACCTGCGCGACTCGGAATGGCTGGATCTGCCGTTCGCCGAGGAAGACGAGATCACCGAGTTGCCGTATGGCAAGAGCAAGCGCAATCCTTACGACTGAGGACTGACATGGCAACCCTCACCACCAAGAAGCGCAACGCGCTGCCCAAGAGCGATTTCGCGCAGCCCGGCAAGCGCGCCTATCCCATGCCCGACGCCAGCCACGCCGCCAACGCCAAGGCCCGCGCCACCCAAGCCGTCAAGGCCGGCCGCATGAGCCCGAGCACCGCCGAGAAGATTGACGCCAAGGCCAACAAGGTCTTGAAGCGCGGCAAGTAAGCGCACCACGAACCAACAAAGGCCGCCTTCGGGCGGCTTTCGCATTTCTGAGGCAAGACGATGACCGCAAGCGTAGTGACCAAGGGCCCAGGCGGCCGCCGCATCAAGGTGACCGTGCTCACCACTGACACGCCCACGCCGATCCTGCTGACGGACTTCCCAACCTATCCGTACTACCCGAGCGACTACGTGGTGGTGGCGGCTACCCCCAGCGGTGGGGGTTCGATGCTCGTGGAGGCAACGTGGTCGCTGGAATCTGACGTGACTGGCGGCACGGCGAACTGGTTTGCCTGGAACGCCGGCTCTGTCTCGTCGCCCACCAACGCCCAGCTGCTCAAGCCGACTGCTGTTCGGTTCACGGCCACGACCGCAACCGGCGTCGGGGAGATCGCGCGATGAGTTGGCCGGGCGGTGGCTCTTCGAGCAACAGTGGTGGCGGCGGGAGCACGCCGCTCATCAACGACCTGACGACTGGCGGGACCACGGCCGCGTTGACGGCCGAGATGGGCAAGACGCTGCAGAGCAGCAAGGCAGACTATTCCGCGACGGCAACATCACTTGCGCTCAAAGCTCCCCTGGACAGCCCCGCGCTGACCGGCACGCCTACTGCCACCACGGCATCCGCAGCTGATAACACCACGCGGATTGCCACGACAGCCCAGGTGCAGGCGGCGATTGCCGCATCCATCAGCGGCCTGCTGTCGCTCAAGGGTGGGCTTGACTGCTCGACCAACCCGAACTACCCCGCGGCGTCGAAGGGCGACACGTATTACGTGACGGTGGCCGGCAAGATCGGCGGCGCTTCGGGGACGTCGGTTGGCGTAGGTGACCAGATCACGTGCTCGACCAACAACGCGGGCGGCACGCAGGCTGCTGTCGGCTCCAACTGGTTTGTTCTCCAGCACCTGCTGCAGGGCGCGCTGCTTTCGACCAATAACCTGTCGGATGTCGGTAGCGCAGCCACAGCGCGCAGCAACATCGGCGCCGCGCAGGACAGTGCTGTGGTGCATACGACAGGCAATGAGTCGATCGCCGGCACCAAGACCTTCTCATCGGCCCCGGTGGTCCCGGCCGCCTCATTCCCCGAGTCTGCAATCGCGAACCTGACGACGGACCTGTCGGGCAAGGCGGCTAAGAGCCAGATTCGAGAAATCGACTTCACGGTGGTTGGGGCTGTCTCGAATGGCGACGTGACCGCGGTCGTGGACGCAAAGTCGGCCTTCACCATCACCGAGTCCACCACCAAGAGCAGCAGCGGCACCGGGACGCTCACCATCAAGATCAACGGCACCGCCATAGGCGGGAACGCCAATTCGGTGAGTTCCACGAAGGACACGCAGACCCATTCGACCGGCAACAGCGTGAATGTTGGCGACACCGTGACGTGTACGGTGGCCAGCGCCAGCTCTCTGAACGATCTGGCCGTGTCCATCAAGTGCACGCAGGCGCTTTCGTAGCATCATGACGAAGGCGGTTGTCGCGAAGAACTGGTCTACCTTGGTAGCCAGCTTCGACGGGCTGAAGTACAGCGCCTACCCGGCCGGCGACAAGCCGGCTGGGTATCAAACGGCGCCTACGTTGCTCGCCAATGACGTGGCGGATGGGCCGATCACAGGCGGCATCAATGGGTCCGGTGTGCCGATCCGCCTGTTTGGCTATGCCTTCGGCACACGCGCCAATCTCGGCACAGCATCGGGCGCGAAGGTGTACTTCCGCGACCCGGCGGGCGACAACGCTTGGCACGAGTGTGGGTACTACTGGTATCTCACCACTGCCAAGGTCTACAGTAAGTTGCAGATCCAGGAACTGTGCATTGAGCCCGGCTCCCTGGGCGGCTCGACGGTGGCGGGGCGACCGCTGGACATCAAGGCGACGGTCAACGGCGTCGACACCAACATCCTCACTGCGGCGTTCACCATTCAGCCCGGTAGTTTCTTCTACGTCGACCACAACAACGGCAGCGACACGACCGGTACGGTCAATGACAAGACCAAGCCGTTCCAGCACCTGCAGGTCTACTCGTCGGGCTACACGGGTATCTGGGCGACCCTTGCGGCTGGCGACACCATCATCGTCAAGGGAACGACCTCCGACAACCTCGGCGTGGAAGGCAAGTATTGCCGGTTCTACAACAAGACAGGGACGGTGGCGAACGGCTCTGCGAGCAATGGCTCGATCAAGATTCTGAACTGGCCGACAAGCACGGGGCCGAGCACATGGTCGTTCACTGGTCCTGCGGCAGACAACGGCGGTATTCATGGCTCCATTAGTGGGCACTACGGTACTGATGGCAAGTACGTGACGATCTCGGGCTTTACTGGCACGGGGAACGCCACGGGAAACAGCGACGCGGCGCCCATCAACGGCCAATCTGGCGCGATCGGATGGCGCGTCTTCAACTGCGATCTGAGCTTCCCGTCGACCGTCACCGGCACAAATCATGCGCGAGCTGGGGCTATCGCTGGCGAATTTGAAAGCTCGCTGGTTTTTGGCTGCCACCTTCATGATGTATGGGGCGACTCGAATCAGGAGAACCACGGTTTCTATGTGGGGGATGCAGCCGGCGTGTGCTCGAAGAATCTGGAAATCGCCTACTGCTACATCCACGACATCACTGCTGGTTCTGGCATCCAGTGCAACAACAGCGCCGCGTCTGACACCTTCCAAAACATCAAGACGCACCATTGTTGGATCGAGAACGTCGCCAAGTACAGCATCAACGTCAACAACACGGTGCTGAGCTGGGACGTGTGGAACAACATCCTCATCAACCCCAGCAAGAACATCTTCCGCGTAGGTACGCCGCAAGCAAGCGCGATCCTCAACTTCGTGCACAACACGTGCGTGCAGAGCAGCACGAACAACTCCTACACCGGCATGACGGCCCAGGAGTCCGCAGGCATCACCAGCGGCACCACGACGATCAAGCACAACATCTTCTACAAGGCAGGCAACACGGGCGGCCTGACCTTCACGTCGTTCGGTGCGGGGGACACCGCGGTGACGATGGCAGAGAACCTGTACTTCGACACGACCAGCACGGAGGTTGCCGCCCCCAGCAAGGACGCGACGGGTATCTACGGCGATCCGAAGTTCACCGACTTCGTGAACAAGCTGCTGACGCTGCAAGCCGGCAGCCCCGCACTTGATGCTTGCACCGTTGCGGAGCCGATCGCAGTCGCCTCGGACATCTTCGGTATCGCCAGGCCCGTCACTGGAACCGGCACTCCCGGAGCAAGCAAGAACGACATCGGCGCCTGTGAGGGTGTAGGCACGTGAGCCACGCCTTCGTAAAAGCCTGGGGCCCTTCTGGCGGCACCGGGAGTGCGTCTGCGGTCACGCTGACCGGCGGTCCTATCGGCACCAATGGAAACGGTGTATGGGTGCTGGTGCAATACCAGCAGAGTTCCGCGCGCACGATCAGCACGGTCAAAGACCAGAGCGGCAACGCGCTGAGCTACCGTTCGGCCGGAACGATTGACGGCGAAGGGACGTTCTACGCAGGCTCCTACCTGCTGTGGGTCTACAACCTCTCAACCAGCGTTACGAGCATCGTCGTCACGCTGAGCAGCGCAAGTTCTGCTGGAGTCCAGGCGAAAGGCTGGGAGTTTTCGGGGCTGTCGACAATCGACCCCGGCGCATCCTTTGGCAGTGCGCTCAAGGCGACCGCGACCACAGCTGCGGACAACATCTCCAGCGGCAACATCACCGCGGGATCGCAACCCGGTCTGCTGTTCGGCGTTTCGCTCGATGCGTCGACGGACGGTGCGCCTAACGCGGGAACTGGTTTCACCGATCGCAGCACCGCCGTTCTGACGGGCGCGTTCGGCACCTATACGTGGCGCGCTGAGAGCAAGGACATCGCCGCCACCGGGAGCACAGCGGCGACGTTCACCAACGCAGGTGCGAGCGGGAACACCTGCCAGGCCATTGCCGGCTATGTGATCGACCAGGCCCCGGCAGTTACGCTGAGTTCGGCGGGCGTCAGCAGCAACACCGACGTCTCGGTGACCGGCACCGTCACGCAAAGC